GAAGTCCTCGGTGTACCGGCCCGAGATCTCGGAGAGCGTGACGTTGCCCTGCTCGACCTGGCCGACGCTCTCCGTCGCCTGCGTGATGCCGTCGAGGCCTGAGAGCATCGGCGTCGGCGTGAGCTGGTGCTCCTCGACGACGTACTCCATGCCCTCGCCACGAAAGGCGCCCGTCCAGGCGGTGCGGACGATGCGGACCTCGTAGGTCTTGATTCCCATCCGCACGCCGAGCGCCCGCGCCGAGTCGGCGAGGGGGATCATCTTCCGCGCAAACGACTTCTGGATCTCGTCGAACGTGAGCGGAGCGTACGGGTTCGGCTTCGAGGCGCAGGACGACATCGGCTAGTTCATCTGCCGCATGCGGAGATTGCCCGCGTACGGCCCGAGGTTGACGGTCTGGTCCGTCTGGTAGCGCACGGACAGCGGGTACGGCGGCACGCCGAGGACGTCGGCGAGGCGGCGACCGAAGCGGACGTAAAGCTTCTCGAGCGCGTCCTGCTCGTCGGCGCGCATCTTGAGATTGCCCACCGAGGCGGCCTGCATGCGGTCCGCGCTCTGCCCGAGCTGGCACTCGATGGCCTCGCACTGACAGATGAGCTGACGCACGATAGCGACCGCCTGCGGAAGCAGCGCGTCCATCGCCGGCTCGATGAGGAACGAGAGCTGACGCGGCGCGGGCGAGAGCTCCATCAGCGCCGTGAGTCGGGAGACGTTCGGGTAGCCGAGGATCTGTCGGATCTGCGCCTTCTCGTTGTCGGTGAGCAGGGACGGCACGGCTACACCTCCTCGAGCGGAATCCGATGCCTCTTGAGCTCCGCGATGTGGGCCGCGCCCACGACGGACTCGTCAATGAGAGTCCCTACCGCAAGCCACTGCGACGCGCCGTGCTGGTTGAAGAACACGCCGCGCGTCACGCGGTAGAGGCCCACGCGCGGCTTCTCGACGACGACCGCCTCGACGACGGGCTCGGCCTCGACGGCCTTCGGCGCTTCGACGACGACGAGCTCGACCTGTGCGGCGTCTGCCGGCGCGGCGAGCGGGTACTTCCTCGGACGACCCATGTGGAATCCTCAAAAAAAGACGCGGCGCAGAGTGTGTGTCGCGGGAGCGAACCAACCATTGACGGAGGTTGTCCCCGATGCTCCCACGACGCTTCTGCGCCGCACGTCATGTGAGGTCCGAGCAAAGCTCGGAACCCTCGACGCCCGACGGCCGAAGCCGTCGTGTCCAAGTTATCGGGCGGTTCCATGCGACCGAAGTCGCAGGGTTTGCCCGTGTGCCGGCGCGGACCGAAGCCCCGCCGGGAGGTGACCCTCTCCGAGGGTCACAGTGCGAGGCGTTTGCTAGTCCACGCCTGGTGGACATCGCCTCGGTTGCGACTCACGACTGCTGCCGCTGTCGTGTGGCGCTCCGCTTGGAGCAGCCGAGTCGCGACCTTGGTGGGCCTCCGTCCGTCGACTGCATCGCGACGGAGGCCCGAGAGTTGGCAGCGTAGCCTACTTGTGCTCGACGGTGAGCATGCGCTTGTAGCGGCTCTTGTCGCCCACGGCGGCGTCGGTGCGGACGACGAAGTCGCCGACGTAGCGCCACGAGGTGCTCACGAGATCCTGCAGGCGGTTCAGCGGCGCGCGCATGATCAGCGTGATCTTGTCGCTGTTCACCTCGATGCCGTTGTTGTTGATGCTCGGCGTCGCGAGCTTGCCCGTCAGGCCGGCGTCGGTGATGTACTGCCCGACGTCCTGGTAGTATTCGTTCAGACCGCCCTGACCCGAGAACAGCACGCGGTGGATCTCGGTGTTCGAGGCGTTCCAGATCTCGCCCGCGAACGGATCATCCTGAGTGAAGACCTCGGTCGCGTTGCTGTCGCCAGCGCCGATGACCGTTTCTTTCACGGGGCACTCGGTGTTGCGGAAGAACGTGACGCCGAGCATCTGCCCAATCGCGAACTGCCGGTACATGTAGTAGTCCGGCAAGCTGGTGTTGAGGCGCTGGAACTCGGTGCTCTCGTAGATCTCGGCCTCGGAGATCGGGTCGAGGTGCGAGTGGAACGACCCGTCGGCGTATTCGGGGACGTTCTGCTGGCGGAAGCGGGCGACGGCGCTGCGGATCTGCGTCATCGAGAACACGGCATCGACGGAGTCGACGGTGCTGTTGATGCCCTGGCCGCCGTTGGTGGCGGCGCGGATGACGATGCTGCGATCGTAGCTGAGCACCGCGTTGCGGTCGGCGACGTTGCCCGAGAGCGCGGTGCCGAGAACGAGCGAGCCCGGTCCGATCTCGTCACCGGCGGTCGTCGGGACGTAGCCCACGACGGTGTTGGCGACGAGCGAGCCACCGATGTTGATGACGATGGGGAGCGGGTTGCCCGAGGTCACCGGAGCGAAGCGGACCGGCGAACCAGCAGGCAGGTCCGGCCGACGAGCGGTCGTGAAGCCGTTGAGCCGCTTGACCGGCAGGGTGGACGCGCCCGAGGACGCGCCGCCGTCGCACACCGTCTGGCCGTCGAGGGCGGAGTTGTACATCTTGTTGCGGGCGAGACGGTTGACCGTCTTCGCGGCCGCGAGGCCGAGCTGCTGCGCGTTGCGCACGAACAGGTCCGCGATGGCGTTGACCGACGTCGGGATGTTCGTGTCGATGCTGCCCGAGTAGCTGTTGAGCTGCCCGATCCACTGCTCGTTCGAGTAGGTGGACGGGGTCGGGTCGACGTTCGCCTGCTGCGGCTTCAGCGAGATGTCGAGCAGGCCAGCGCCCGTGAAGTACATGGAGTCGCCGAGGTTGGCGGTCCACGCCTTCTGTTCGGCATCGCCCCGGAAAAGCATGCGGGGAAAGAGAGAGTCGTGGAAGGCGCGCTCGAGCAAGCCCTCCTGCACGAGAGCGCGGACCTGGCCGCTCTGGGCAATGACGGAAAAGTCAGCCATGTGTCACCTGAGTGTTGCGGAAGATGAAAGCCTCGGGGATTCCGCGAGCCACCCGAGACGGAGATGTCTCCCGCCAGCCCTATTACTGCCGGGAATACTGCACACCGAGCTGCGCGAGCCGCGCCTTGATCTGCTCGGATGACGCCTTGCGAGCGTCGAACTGTTCACCCTGCGCGATGGTCGCAGCGGCCTGACCGGGAGCGGCTGGGCGCGCCTGCGGACCTTCGCCGCCCGTGCCGGTCGTCGCGGCAACGCGCGATTCGCCGAACAGGAACGGCTTGTTGGTGCGGAGGGACTTGAGGAACTCGTCGGTGCTGTACGACGCGAGCTCGGGATCGGTCTGGAGCTTCGCGTTGATGTCGCGGCGCATGAGGTCGAGCGCGTAGTCGACGTCCTCGCGCACACCGGCACGAAGCAGGACTTCCTTCATCTCGGCAGTCGCCTGGAACTCCTCGAGCTCCTGCCGGTAGCGACGGGCCTCGCGGCTCGCCTTCTCGGCTTCCTTGCGGGCGCGCTCCATCTCTTTCGCGATGCGGAGAGCCTCGGACGAGACATTGCCGGCGGCCTGCGCGGGCTTCTGCGCCTGCGTCGCCTTCGGGGCGGCGCGGGTCTCCGGCTGCGTCTCGACGGTCGTGCTGGCGCGCGCCGTCTGCAACGCCTCGAACATCGCGTCGACCGAGTCGAAGCCGAAAGCCTTGGCCTTCGCCTGCATCTCGGTGAGCGCCGCCTTCTTGCCCTTCTCGGCCGCGTCCGCCTTCAACTTCGCGAAGGCGCTCGTGGGGAGCGAGATGGTCTTGCCCTGCTGCTGCTCGGGAGCGCCCATCGGCGCGGCGACGGTGTCGCCGGAGACGAGGTTGCCAGGAGCGACGGGCTGTGCGGTCGCCACGGTGGCGTCGCCGGCCTGTGCAGGGGTCGTGCTGATGGTTTCCGACATGGTGCCTTGTCCGCGTAGTTACCGCCCGCGTATGGCGTGGCGGCACGCTGTCGAGATGGTTGTGCCTCCCGGTGGAAAGTGGAGCTCGGCGAGCGGGAGACGAACCCGCCGAGCCCCTATCGAACGGTGAGGGGGGCACCGTCCGAATGCTGCGACTAGAAGCCGAACGCCTCGTCGAGCGGCACGGCCGGAGCGGCGAGGTACGAGACGACGCACGCGGTGATGTTGCTACCGGCGGCGAAGGTCAGGGTCAGGCCGTCGTCGGACAACTTGCAGACGCCGATCTCGGCGCCGACGACCACGGCAACGCCGCCGGAGTCGGAGACAAGGTACGCGCCGAGGGTGCTCGCGCCGCCGGCGGTCACGCGAACGTGAACCATCGACGGACCGAAGGCGGCCTTGGCGAGAACGACGGTGTCGGCGGCCGACTGCGTGATGGTCTCCTTCTGGAGCTTGAAGAAGGAGCCGAGGTCGACCCTGCGGAGCGCATCGGCGATGAAGCCGGGGTTCGCCTGCGTGAGTCCGAGCTCGAGAGTCTGGGGGAGGATAGCGGTGGTCATTGCGGCGTTCCTATCGTTGCGCGCCGAGCGTGAATCGCACGGCAGCGGAAGTGGTTGCTGACAAGTTCGTGATCGACAGCGTCCCGGTCAGCACGTTGCTGTCGAGAATGAGGACCAGGGTCGTGCCGCGAGCGTCGAGGACACCCGAGCACTCGACACGCACAGCGCCGGTCGACTGAACGACGAGCACGCCGCCTGCGACGTCGGCCCCGAGCAGGGTCTCGACATCGAGCGACGCGACGGCGCTCGGAGCGAGCGAGCGCGACAGCGGACCCGACACCGCCGACAGTTGCACGACCTCCGTCAGCTCGACCGCCGCCTCGACGCCGCCCGCGAGGGGAAGCGTCGGCGCGAGCGCGTAGCCGCCGGAGAGCTCGAACGTCGTCGGAAGGATCAGGTCGGCCATTGGCAGCTATCCCTTGAACGGCTTCGGCTGGACCTGCTTGGGCATGGCGGCGAGAGCGGTGCTCTCCTCCATGCCGGCAGCGGCGGGAACGTTCGAGACGAACGAGCCCTGAGCCTTCTTGATGGCGTCCATCGGGTCAGCGGGCGGACCCATCGGGACGAACTCGGAGTTCTTGACCATGGCGATTCTCCTAGCCCTTGAAGGGCTTCGGCTGCCCGACGAGGGGAGCCGAGCTGGGGGCGACGGTGACGTTGCCCTGGTACATCCCGATCTGCTTGTCGATGACGCAGACCGGGCACTTGTCGGCGCCTGACTGCACGGCAGCGGCGACCTCGGAAAGCTTCGTGTGCATGGGGTTCCTCAGAACGGCTTGCGCTGCGCGCCGGCCGGAGCGTTGACGGGCGACAGGCCCGCCGACTTGTCGTCGTACTTCTGGCCCGCGCCCATCGCGCGGTCGGGGATGCCGGCGTGCGCGTCGTAGTCCCACGACGCAAAGCCAGCCGCCTCGGTGCCCTTCTTCTCGGCTTCCTTGCGCGGCGAGCGCAGGTTGCCTGCCTGTGACTTGAACATCATCGACCTCCCTTGACGTCGCGATACGAACGGACGTCGCGCGTTGTGGCGCCCTCGAGCCAGCGAGCGCCGACCGGGTTGCCCTTCGCCTTCTGCTGCGCGGCCGTCGTGTTGACGCGCGACAGCGCGGGCAGGTTGACGTCGGCGCTGACGAGACCCTGCGGCTCGCGCCCCATGAGCATCTGCCGATACGCCTCGGCCATGACTTTCGGATCGTTGTCGGCCATGCGGCCTCCCGACGAGGAGCTAGTCCTCGTCCTCCTCGAGCTCCTCCGCCTCTTCGGCGGCCTCGCCCTCTTCCATGTGCTCGTAGATGTCCTCGAGCGGACCGCCGGAGAGCCAGTAGAGCGCGAGTGCCACGGCGTACGGGCTCTCGAGTTCCTTGCCCTTGCCCTCGGGATCGACGAGCGCGACGAACCGCTTCCAGAGGCCGACGTCCTTGACGCCTGACGGCGCCTCGTCTTCCTCGGGATCGAAGCCGGCGAGGTGCTCCGCCATCTCCTCGTGACCAGCGGCGTCCTCGTCGTGCGCGACCGCGACGGCCTTTGCCATCAGGTCGGCCGCCTTCTTCTTGAGGTCGGCTTCCTTCTGGCCCATCGGTGCCTTGACGACGCCCGGCTCACCGAGCATGCCGCCCTTGCCGCTGCCCTCGCCCGCGCCGTGGCCGGCAAATGCCTTGAGCTTCGCTGCGTCCATCTTCGATACCTCGCGCCTGCGAAGGCGCACATTGCGGTCCCTATTGCGGGACCGTGATTACGTCGCCTTGCGTGTCCTGGCTCGCGTCGATGCAACATCAGCGCGTCGCCGTCCTCGCTCGCGAGCAAAGCCAGCGCGCGCCTCCTCGACTTCTCGCTTCGACGCGAGCGGCTGCTCCTCGATGTCGACACCCTGCGCTTCTTCGAGCGCCGTCTCGGCGTCTTTGCCCGACATCAGGGCAAGCGCCTTCTTGACGTCCATGCGCTGCCCGTTGACGACCATGTAAGCGGGGACCGGCCAGTCGACCTTCCATCCGACGACGCGGCTCCGGTCGTTCGGTCGGTTCGGCGGGTGCGCGTATCGCTTTCCCCACAACTTCGCGTTGACGCGCGGGTCTCGCGGCATCTCGAAGCCGCCGGTCCCGCCGACGAGCAGCGTCGAGCGAGCCTCCATCGTCGCGTTGGTCGGCGTGAAGCAGACCTGCCCGTGCAGGACCAGCGAGTCGTTCGCCACGCGGCCGTCGAGCGGAGCGCCCGTGAAGTCGTCGACGTACTCGACCCAGCGGCGAAACAGTCCGGGGATGATCTCGGACGCCTCGTCGAGCGCGGAGGAATGGCTTGAATTCCACGCCCACGACGTCTCGGTCCTGACAATACGCTCGGCGCGGTAGCGGCTCTGATCGACCATGTCGAACAAGCCGGCGACAGTCTCGGAGTACGACCGCTGCGTTGCGAACGACAGGGCGAGGTGCCGCTCGGCGGCAGCAATGCTGTCGGTTCCGTAGGTCCGCACCGAGACGTCGTGCTGTCGCAGGAGTGAGGCACGGTCACGGTCGATGATGCCGGCCATGCGTGCGGCCTGGTCGAGCGGCAGCGGCGTCGTCACACCCTCGAACTCGAGCTCCGCCAGCGCCATCGTCTTGACCGTTGACCGGATGCTCTCGATCTGTGCCTCGCGGCTGGCCTCACCGAGCACTCGGGTCATGCGCGGCTGAAGGTCGACCAGCATCATGCGGTACTGCGCGAGGATGGCGCGCTGCTGCACGGCGGTGAACGTCTCGTCGCCTTTCGCGAGGCGGGCGACCTTGCGCTCCATGTCGGCTGCCGCCGCCTCGATGAGCTTCGTCATCGGCTTTACGCCGCGCTCGCGGGTAAGCCGCTCGAGCGTGCGACCGCTCGCCTCGAACGCCGCCTCGACGCGCTCGGTGGCGCGGGCCAACTCCTCGGGCGTCGTCGGCTTAGCCACTCAGCGCCTCGTCGGCGCGGTGTATGGCGTCGTGGCAACGGGCGCAGACAACGGTGATCGTCTTCGGGTCGAGGCCGACCGACATGCGAGCGAGGCGCAGGGATGGCGGGTGCTTGAGGTCGCCCTTGTGGTGCAGTTCGAGGTTCTCGCGCAGGCCGCACTTCTTGCAGCGGTACTCGTCGCGACGGAAGACACCGAGCGCGGTCGACGCCGGCAGCCCGCCCTTACCTTCCTTCGCAAGCGTCGCGCCGGCCGCAGCCGCCTCGGCGCGCAGGCGCTCGAGCGCACGGCCCTCGCCGCCGTCGGCGGGCGCAGGCTTGGGCAGGGTCGCGGCGAACCGTCGCAGGGCGTCGCTCACTTGGCCTTCCCGGCGCGGCGCGCCTTGACGAGCGGGTCGAGCCGCCGCCTGTCCTTCTTCACGACCTCGGGCAGCTTCGCGAGCTTGGCCTTCGGGGTCGCGGCGACGAACTCCTTGGCCGTACCCTTCGGGACGTCTCCGCGCTTCTCAGCCGCAAAGAGGTAACGCATCTGGCGCAAGCTCTTGACCGGCACGGCTACTTCCCCTTCTTCTTCAGCCGTTCCATGACCGACTTTGCCCAGGAGATGCCCGACCGACCGCCCCACAACTTGATCGCGACAGCCCTCGCGCTCGGACCCTCGGACTGCTCGGCCTCCGGCTGGTCGAGGTGGCGAGCGAAGGCGGCCATGCGACCGACGGTCTCGCGGGAGACGTTCTTCCCGCCGGCAAGGTCGCGAGCTCGGGCGACGCCGACGGCAGTGCCGCCTCGCCCCCACTTCCGGCGCAGCTCGAGGCCGTGGGCGGCAGCCCTTCGTGCGCTCTCCGGCGGCTTGAATGAGTCGGCCATGCGAACCTCAGTGAACCAGAGCAGATTCCTGTTTCGGCGCGTCCTCCTCGCCGAGCAGCACGAGAGCCTGTCCGTCGAGCAGGGAGTGATGGCAGACGGCGCAGAGCAGGGCGGGCACGCACGGGCAGGTGCTCTCGTCGCCGCCCGACCAGCGGTGCTCCTCCTCCGCCAGCGAGTGCGCGTAGAGCGTCGCGACCTGCGCGCACGTCCTGCAGCGCCGGTCCACGGCTACGCCAGCACGAGGCCGGTCGCGCCGACCTGGATCGGGACGTCCTTCGGCCCGCGATCTAGCTCCACGATGACGTACTCAGGGAGGCGAGCCGCCGCGACCTCGGCGTCCTTCTGGCACGCCTTGCAGGCGTAGGCGTCGCCGATGCGGACGATGGGACCGAACTTCGTCGGGACCGTCGGGAGCTTGCCATCGCACGCGGCGGCAATCATCGCCATGATGCCGGGCTCGACGACCGAGGTGAAGTCATCGGCCTTCATGAAGGTCTTGAGGCGGATGACCGGCGCGCCGCCGCAGGTCGTGCAGGGCTTGTTGCCCCAGGCGAGGCGCCGATGCATCTCGAACGGGGTCTCCTTGCCGTCCGCAAAACGCTTCATGTGCCGGTGAAAGCCGCTCATGCTGTCTCTCCCTACGCCCCGAATTGGCGGGCGATGTCGGACCAGTTGTGACCATCCACGCCGCCACCGAACCGAAGCGCCCGGTCGTCGATGTAGAGGTCAGCGGCGGGCTTCCCCTGCCCGCCGTCGTCTACCGCGTCGACGAGCCCTTTGAGCTGCGTCGCGCAGAACTGCATCATCTGCTGATACCGAGCCTCGTGAAGCGGCTGCTCGGCCTCCCACGCCTTCCGGTCGAGCTTCACGACGCCGGCCCTGACGAGCGGATCGAGCTCGGGGTCGATGCGGAGAGCGCGGTTCGCTCGCGCCGACGAGACGAGCACGACGTGGCCTGCGGCCTTCATCGCCTGCAGCGCCTTGCGGGCGCCGCCCATCAGCTTGAGCGGCGTCGTGACGTCCGAGAACTTCCGGCCCCACTCATCGACGAGGGTCGAGTCGAAGTCGAGGGCGATGATCACGCCTCGCCCTCGGACGGCTCTCCGAGCAGGGCGCGCGCGCGTTGCTCGTCGATGGTCGGGAACGCAGTCACCAGAAGACGGACGCCCGACTCGTAGCTGATCTTGCCGCTCGCGACGTTCTCGATGGTCGTCGACAGCGCCTCAATCTGCGCGCCGCTCATCGGCTCGCCGTTGACCGCGTCTGCCATCTCGTCGGCCGGCATCTCCTCGGCTGCGAACGGCGAGCCGGCGCCGGGACCGTCCACGGTCTCGCCGGCGGGCAGACCCGCCTCGATGCCACCGACGAGCGCCTGCTGCTTTGCCGCCTCGTTGCGAATCCGGTCGGCCATCGCCTTCGGGTCGGCGACATGGAAGTACGGCGCGACGTACGCGACGGCGGCCTCCTGGTCGACGAGCTGCCCGGCGAGCGCGGCAGCGGCGGTCTTCACCGCGACGTCGGCGTCCGTAATGGTCGGCTCGAAGTAGGCCGGCCAGACCAGCTCGACGACCTCGCCCTCGCCGATCTCTCGCAGCCGCTTGCCGATGATGCGGCCCTCGGCGTTGCGGTCGATGTGCGGCGGGATGACGACGACGCCGCGAACGACCCGCCCGTCCTCGCCGACGCGACCCTGCTGAACGGTGCGGATGGCGCGGAGCATCTTGCAGAGCAGAGGCTTGATGCCCATCTCCGCCCATTGCTCGCGCAGGACGTCGGTGCGGGCGATCATCGCAGCGTAGCTGCGTTCGACCTCGGTGGCCGTGCGTTGCTTGCCGTCGCCGCCGTCCTCGAGCACGCAGTGGCACGCCTCGAGGACGCGCTTGCGGTACAGGTCGGCGAGCTCCGTCGCCGCCTTGGCGCCGATGCCCTGCAGCTCGAGGTACTGAGCCTTGCCGCTCGACGGGAGCTGGATCGGGGCGCGGGAGCCCTTGGCGAGGTCGGGCGGAAGGTTCGCGTCGGTGCTGATGACGAGCGTCGGGTCGGCGTTCGCGATGGTCCCGATCTGCGCCTGGGCGAGAAGCTGGTCAATCGCGTGCAGCATCTCGAGGACGCCGTGGATGTCGCTGTCGCCGTCGGCGTCGTCCTGTGTCGGCGTGTTCTGCACCCAGACGACCGGCACCTCGCCGAGCCCGTGAACGACCTCGTTCTCGACCTGCCAGACCGGAGCCTCGTCGGTGACGGGGATCGAGCGGTAGACGATGTCCCGCTCGGCGTCGATGACGCGGCGATACCAGTACGGCACCTCGCGCCAGACGCCGGTCTCGCCGTCGTAGATCTCGCGCGGGTACTGGTAGAGCACCTCGAGCCGCTTGAGCTCGTTGCCGGTGCGCGAGACGAAGACCGGCGTCGCCCATCGAGGGTCGAAGATCTCGAGGTGCGGCTTGCCTGCGAGGATGGAGAAGCCGACGGCCACCGAACCCATCGCGCCGCCGAGGCCGCGAGCTTGCATCCACGTCGGCCAGAATCGCGAGGCGTCGAGTAGTGCGGCGACGTAGTCGTCGGTCGCGTCGTCGTCCTCGATCTTGACGCGTGGGTGCCGCTTCTCGCTGAACAGGAGGCT